TGACACAGTCTTAGCAATTGACAAAATGGGTTTACAGTTTGACGTAGAGTCTGCTGTTAAAATTCTTGTAAAACACAAGGAAGCAGCAAATGAAAAGTCAAAACGTGAACAAGAACTTAAAATTCGTTACAGAACATTAAGTGAACTTCATGAACCCAAAAGTCAGCACAAATTGCATAAACAAATTGGTGCTGAAATGGAATCTATTATTAAAGAACTTGAATCATAGGATTGTGAAATACATACCTTATGTTGATGATTGGGTAAAAGAACATTATCAATCATTGAAGTATCAGAAACAAAAAAAGTTAGCAAAAAAATTAAATCAAATTGCTAAATGGAACAAAAGTTCTTTGAAAAGTAAAACAAAACGCAAATCATGAAAAAAGTTTTAATTGGACACGTTGGAGTTGATTCAGGTCAGCTCCTAATGTGTGACCCTTGCTACATTGATTCTCAATGGAAAAGTGAAGACTTTGAAGACATTAGAATCTATGAACATGTGACAACAAAAGAAAGACTACAGTATAGAGTAGACTTTCCTCATTATGCAATAGAGATACCAAAATATGGTAAAACTATGAATGAACTTAATGAAACTGGTGAGTGGAAACAGATTGACGTAAGTGATTCTGTAAAGCATCCTTTTAGCTACAATGCATGTGCTCATGCAACCTTGTCAGAAAATGGTCATGGTCAATTGAACTATGAACTAGGACACCCAGGTGTAGGAGTTGCATTTGCAACAGCATTTGGTGATGGCTATTATCCTGTATACGCAAAGTATGGCAGTGATGGAATCTTGAAGTCTGTAACAGTAGAATTCTAAGCTATGAAAAACTTAAAAATAGAAAAAAAACCATTCAGCGAAACAAAACATTATTCTGGTAAGTACACTTGTGACTGTTCTCAGTGGGAAGATGAATTACAAGAAGAAACCTATGAGTTTACAGTAGTAGTGACTGTTGACAACGACAATCAATCAACAAATCTAGAAGAAATCATATGGATTGACAGACAACCACGTGATGTAGATACTGTTGATGATTACATTAATGAAAACTTTTATGAATTAGTAAACATTTAATTATGAAAGAACAATTAGATGAGTTTCTAGAAAAAATAGATTCTCCAGTACAACAAACTCTTGTAGAACAGAAGTATCAGTTTTCTCACCCTTATGAAGATGAGAGTGGTAGTAAAAAACATACAGCTGTCTATTTAGAAATGGATGTCTTGCGTAAAACATTTAAAGTTATACCAGGTGACGGCAGAACTGAATTTGGTTTTGTTACTGGTTCTCACAAGTACAACTTGTGGCGTGCAACAACACGCTGTATTTCTGCAGCTATTGAATTTGCAGTTGAATCTTTAAATCTTGAAAACGATGAGTCATCCTTTACATCATAGTATTTCAAGCCAGAAAAAGTGGGGTGGGCATGTAGATGACTACTTGCCCATTCACAACTGGTTTGATGAAACTAAAATGCATTACCCTGACATGCGTCATAGGGCATTGCGTCATCACTCAGAAGGAATCTTCTGGTGTGAACAACAATTTGGCACATACATCACTAACTCTGATGGACGAATGGTTCCTGTAAGAGCAATTGGTGAACAACATTGTATGGAAGACCTTGGCTGGATTCCAACAATTAAAGATTACTTGGACAACATGGAAACAGTAGGTTGGATGTTTAAACCAGGTGATGGAAGAAAAATGTTAAAAGAAATGTCAAAAGACAAATCAGATTTTGTTAAACAAGAAAAAGCACAATTACCATGAGTGAAGAAAAAGAAATTTCAATCAAGCAGATTCTTGATTGGTGTATGAAAAAACATGAAGAAGGTTCTGAAGTTATCCTAAAATGGGATGGTGGAGGAGACTCTGGATGGGTTCATCTTGAAGTTGATGAAGAAGATAGCAATGATGCTGAAGCAGAAAGACTTGTAGACATGATGTATGATCAACTTGATTATGGTTCATGGGCTGGTGAGTTCTCAGCATCTGGAGAAGCTCCTTTTGATCCTGACACTAAAATGTTCCAAGGTACTGACTATTACACAGAAACTGATTCTACAGTTGCAGAAGCAAAAATAGAAATTAGAGTTCCTAAGCACATTCATTTTGATGACATTTATATTAATACAGAAAATGAAGACTGCAATGTAACTGTTACATTTAATATCAGAAATGGTTTTGACCATCCTGATACTGAATCTTTAGTTAAAGAATTAGAATCAAGGTTATCTGAAGAAATCTTTGAAGCAGCAAAAGCTGATGTAGAAGATGAAGATGATATTGATGGATTCTGGGAAGAATACTCAATATTGAGAAATGAATTTACAGAAGACGGTGATGATCTTGTATATGTTATGGAAAACATAACTTATTCAAAACGTCATACATCTGAAAATTATGTAGAAATCAATCTTGAAGAATTGTTAAAAGAAGAAACTGAATAATCATGAACTATCAAGAACTAAAGTACACAGTGGAGAACCAATCAGGTGTCTCTTATGAAAATGCGTTGATTCTTTGGAAAACCATGTACAAAGATTTCAATACTTTTTTGACAAATGTAATCAGGTATGATTCAATGAAAGATTTTGGTGATCATTGTGCTTCTGTATGGAAAGACGTTAAAGTTGCTTCTGCGCAGGATGCATTTGCTCAAGAAAATCTAGAAATGCGTAGGTTGTTCTTTAAAGCAATTGGTATAGAGAAAATGTTCCAAGAACTTGACCCTGAACTTATTGCAGAGGAAACAATTGTATTTAACAATGCTGTATGGAATGATAAAGACAACAGCATGGATGTAAAAATCATTCATGATAAGTATGAATTATACAAAATCAAGGGTGATAAATTGTTTCCAGAAGAAAAGTCTGAATGGCGTAGAGCTAATGCAGACATTTATGCTGTACGTTGCTGGTGTACAACCACAGCACGTGAGTATTGGATCTATGTTCCACGACATGTAGGTGAAAAGAAAGATCCAATTGAAGCAATTGCTTGGACATTTCAACTTAATATTGGAGATCCTGTATCTTTGTATCGTCAAGGTGATATCATTATTGCTGAAGCTGGACCTGAATCTAAGGAAGTAAGACCTTATCACTTAGATAAAACAACTTATTTAAAACTATTAAAAGTACAGTCATGAGTTGTAAAACAAACTGTCACAATTGTGTCTACTCAAAAAGTAACTCATATGTGAACTCTGCTCACATTCAATGCACCAGATACTGGTCATATTACAAAAAGCGTAAAGACGTACATCCAAAAGGTGCAGAACATGCAATTAAAAGTGGATGGTGGGAATTTCCTTATGACTATGATCCTGTATGGATGCTAGAAGATTGTCCAGAGTATCAAGAAAAACAAAAAACACCTGAATCAAAACTGTAACATGGAAACAAAATCAGCAAAACGTGTGGTGTTAGCCACAGGAGAAGGAGCAAATACACATGCTCTTAACAGCAAAGTGCCAGTTGAGTACATTGACATGGGAAATCAGACAATCAAAATGAATGTTAAAGAACAAGCTTTGATTACACATGAAGAACATGGTACAATAATGTTGAAGCCAGGTACTTATTACAAGACAAATCAAGTGGAGTTTAATCCATTTAACAATACAGTTTCTTACGTTTTTGACTAGGAAATTGTGAAAAAATCACAAAAACAAGGGTTTGAGGTCACAAATTGTGACCTTAGACTCTGTTTTGTGAACTAATTAATTTTTTGTATTATTGCATTCAAAATTGACTAATATGAAAATAGAAATTTCTATGACAGAACTACTACTTATAGTAGACATGATCAAAAATGGTGTAGAAAAAACAGAACCTGAAAATTCAGAAGATCAACCACATAGAACTTCTGATGATGATATTATCATTTTGAAAAAGAAAAACAAAAAGAAGAAGTAATATGCATAGCATTCCTCCTCCAATGATTATCACAGTTAAACACTATGGTAAAACATTAACAGCAGAACTTCCATGGGATTCTCCATTGGATGATGTGTTCCAAGCTATTCAAGGACTACTTGTAGCTGACGGATTTCACAATGATGGTATTGAAAACTACATCATAGAACGTGGTGAAGAATTAGAAGATTTTAAAAACATTAAAAACAACGACCAAGAACATGAAAGTTAAAATTAAACGTTTGCATAAAGATGCAGTAATCCCTGTGTATGCAAAGCCAGGTGATGCTGGTTTAGATTTAGTAGCAACAAACATTATTAGTTTTGACAAAGAACAAGTTGTATATGGAACTGGCATTGCAGTAGAAATTCCAGAAGGATATGTAGGACTTGTGTTCCCGCGCAGCTCAATACGTAAGTATGAACAATACCTCAGCAACTCAGTTGGTGTTATTGATTCAGGTTATCGTGGAGAGATTCAAGCAACTTTCAACTCACGCTATTATGCAGATGTAAAATATAAAGTGGGTGATAAGATTGCACAATTAATCATCATGCCTTACCCTTACATTAACTTTGAAGAAGTTGATGAATTATCAGAAACTGAAAGAGCTGATGGAGGTCATGGCTCAACAGGTAATTAACAATGACTTTTAAACTTTTTTTAGAATTTAACTCAAGAAAGTTTGGTTTGTCTATCATTCATGAGAAGCAATCCATTACTGCTGAATTTAAACACAAACTGTTTATACATTTCTTGTGGTTTGAATTTGGAGTTAAATTTCTACAGTAAAACTTTTATTTATGCAGATAAATAAAAACAGTGGTCAAGTTGTAATAATTGGACCCTATGGTAGTGTATATCTGTATACACATGACACTGCTAACACTTTAGTTAGTGATGTCTATGACGCATTAAAAGAAGGTAAAAGGTGGGATGACCCTGATTATCTATCTAAAATGATTTTTTGTAGAATGCTTCCTTTAGAATGCTGGTTGGATGATAAAGGATTTGGTATTGGTACACAATTGTACAATGATGTGAATCTTCTTGTGAGTGTAAATATTATGCAGCAAAGTATTACTATCCATTCAATGGATGATAAGCACAGTAAATTGATATTTTCATTTCAAGAGTTCATTGATTCTTATGCTAACTCAGCATTATTGTAAAAAAATCATAGCAATATAGTACTATTTTAATTTTAAATAGGTATCTTTACATATTCAATGTTCTGAGAAAAATTGTATTTTAGTGGCAGTTATTAAACACTGATACTCAAATGCTATATCAATTGCCAAATGGTAAGTGTATAGAAATCTCACTAGAGCAATATTTGAGAATGACGGATGATGAATTGAACATGTATATGGCGTTCAACTATGGTGAAGAAGTTAATGATCCTTTTGCATTAAGCGTTTTGAAGTATGGAAACGCATCTGAAAAAGAAGAGTTCATTGATGAAGAATCTATCACAGAAGAAGACGAATACATTGAAGATTTAACAGATGTACTTCCTGAAGAAAAACTTTATGATGATGAATACATAGACTACGACAACTTAGAACAGTAATCTTATTAGATAAGTATGCTGCAACCAAAATTAAAAACATGCTCAGCTTGTGGTGAAGACAAGGTAATTTGGAAGAATCATGAGGGTGAAAAGTTCTGCAAAGACTGCTGGGGTAAACAAGCTCCAGTAAAACATCCTAAAAGGACAGCAATATCAAAACTGCCTTCTGACAAAAAGAAACCTCTGGATTTACTTTACAGCAAGATGAGAAAGGAATTCTTGTCTAAACCTGAAAACTCCACATGTTTTGCAAAGCTCCCAGGATGTCTCAATTCTATGGGAGAAAACCTCACAATACATCATACAAAAGGACGTGGAAGATACTATCTTGATAGTACCACATGGATTCCTTTATGTCTAACATGTCATCAATGGGTTGAAGAGCACCCAGCGCAAGCTAAAGAACTCAATTTATCACAATCTAGATTTTAAAAAAAAGAGAAATGAAAAAATTCATTGGTTATTACATCATTGGTGCAAACACAAAAGAAGATGCACAGAATGAAAAAGGTTTAATGCTTTGGTCACCAAACAAACCAAATGCACTTAAACGTTGGTTAAATGAAACCTTATTGGGTATCTACTGGGTAGATAAAGATAGGATTGTTCAAAGCCAAGAAAAAGGCAAGACAATGCAGAATGAAGAACAACCTGTAGAACTTGCTAAAGTTAAAGAAGAAAAAACTGCTCCTGTAATGCAAGTAGAAAAACCTGCTAAATTACAAGAGGCTCCTAGAAAACCACGCCAAACTCCTAGGGTAAAACCAAACAAATAATGAGCGACTCACTTGAATTAACTAAAAGAGAGTTGATTCAACAGGAAGCCTTGACTGCATCTGTCTCCCATTACAGATGTGGTCTTGGCATTTCCATGGGTGTAGGTAAGACTTTAATTGGCTTACGTCACATGGAAAGAGAGTTTCCAAATTTGAAAACCAGATTTCTGGTAGTAGCTCCAAAAGTTTCAATCTTTGAAAGCTGGAAAGATGATGCTAAAAAGTTTGGACTAGAATACTTGTTGGATCACATTGACTTCACAACGTACATATCACTGAGTAAAAGAACTAGAGATTATGATGTCATCTATTTAGATGAGTGTCATAGTTTGTTATTTACTCATGATTACTATTTGGCTACATACACAGGTAAGATTCTTGGTTTAAGTGGTACTCCACCACGTTACAAGAACTCTGAGAAAGGTGAGATGGTTAACAGATACTGTCCCATTGTTTACACTTACATTACAGATGACGCTGTAGATGACAAAATTCTTAATGATTACAAAATTCTAATACACAGATTACCATTATCAACAGCAAAGACACATAGGGTTGAAACCAAAAAAGGTGGATTCTTTATGACTTCTGAAGCTCAGAATTATGATTACTGGTGTGGAAGACTTGCTAGTGCAGCAAATCCTGCGCAAACAAAGATTTTTAGAATCATGAGAATGCAGGCTCTAATGCAATTTAGATCCAAAGAAAAATACGCCAGACAATTATTAAACATGATGGATGACAAATGTCTTGTCTTCTGTAATACAACTGATCAAGCTGATAGAATATCTGTGCATAGTTATCACAGTAAAAATTCTAACAGTGAAGAAGCATTGGTTGCTTTTAAAGAAGGTAAGATAGATGAACTTACATGTGTTCAACAATTGAATGAAGGTATTAACATTCCCAATCTTAAATATGGTATTATACTTCACGCATATTCTAATGAAAGAAAAGCAAGTCAAAGGATAGGACGTTTATTGCGTCTGAACCCTGATGATAAAGCTATCATTCATATACTTATGTATGGAAATACTGTAGATGAAGACTGGGTGCAGGATGCATTGAGAGATTTAGATTCTGATAAGATTGTTTACACAGATCCTTTTTGTTAATTATGCATAATACAATAGTAAAGTTCACCAAAAAAGATGGACAACTTGTACCCGCGTCTGAATCTGATGCGGGCAAGTTGAAACTTTTTGCAATGTCTTTGAAAGAAGGCTCTGATGTAGAAGTTTATTTGTCCTTAACAAACAATGTTGACAAAACTGCTGGACAACTTGCAAAAGTCCATGCATTGATTAGAGAACTTGCAGCCTTTACTGGTCACACATTTGATGAAATCAAACTTGTGATAAAAGAAAAAGCTGGTCTGTATGTTATTACAGGAACCAGCTCATCTGATAAGCAACTAAAAAGTTTTGGAGATTGTTCTAAAGAAGAATTATCCGCTGCCATTGAGACCTGCATTGAAGTAGGTCACATGTTTGGTTGCAACTTATATTAGTCTTCAGTTTCCCCAATTAGTTTTTGGGCTTCTTCTAAAGTAACACTTTGAACAAATCCTTGTTCTTGTGCTTTAGTTTCAAATTCTCTGCAAAGAATTAAGATTGTCTCATAATGACTAACCCAATCCTCTGTGATGTTTTGGTCTTTGATTTGTGCATGTGCATCCTGCATTTGTTCAGCAGATTTACCTTGCACAAAAAAACCAACAATTGCTTGAATTTTTTGATAGTATCCTGTACTCATTTTAATTTCAACAATTGCACTTGGCATGATAACATCAACCATTGACGGTTGGTTTTCTGCACTTTCATTAGTTTGATTTACTTCAGACATGTCGTGTAGTTTAATTTGAACAAAAATAAACAAATAATTCTAAGTTTCAAAAAAATGGCAGAAAAAATTGCAATTGATCCAAAAGACATCAGTTTTAAATTAGCAGAGTCATTGAAAGCATCAGGTTGGCACAACATCCTCAAAGGGTTTTTGCTATCTGAAGATTTTGAAAAGGTAATCTTAGCACTAAAAGATCAGGTAGAAAATGACAAACGTTTTACTCCTCCTTTAAAGCAAGTGTTTAGGTCTTTTCAAGAGTGCCCTGCTAGTGAATTACAGGTGGTCTTTATAGGGCAAGATCCCTATCCACAATTAAATGTAGCTGATGGTATTTCTTTTTCCTGTGGTAACACAATGAAGAAAGAAGCATCCCTTCGTTACATTCACAACGCAATTGCCAAAACTGTTTATCAAGATAAAGTACAAGCTAAGGACTTATCTGCAGATTTAACCCCATGGGCTAATCAAGGTATTCTGATGCTAAATACTTCTCTTACAACAGAAATTGGCAAGATTGGTAAGCATTTTAGTATATGGGAACCCTTTACTAATTATGTGCTTGACATGATCAATTCCATGGATAAGTCAATAATCTTTGTTTTCCTGGGTAAAAAAGCTCAAGAGTATGAAGAACTTATTTCTGACAAACATGTTAAACTGTACGCTTCACATCCAGCATCTGCTGCGTATCAGAAGCAACAAGAGTGGGACTGTAATGACATATTCAACAAGATTAATGAGGAAATTACTAAAAAAGGTAGTAAAAATATTACCTGGTAATTTTTTAATTTGCAATTTGCAAATTGAGAATCTTTTTGTATATTTGTAACCTATCGTAAACGCATAACGCAACGTACATGTTTAACTCTAAATCTGGGTTATCTGCAGAGAGATCTGTAGCTGACAAGGGTGCTGGTGATGCACCTAAAACAACCTCACCACCTGTCCCTTATAGCAATCCTGTTACAAAACCAGCCAATCATCCACCCCATAGTAAAATATGGAAGCGTTATGGTGATCTTATGGCAGAAGGCGTTAACTATCTAGAACAACGCAAGTCAGGACGTGCTACATCACTCAAAACTCAATGGAGTGGTTTTAATAAAATTGGTCTTAATGGATTAGAATGGCAATCACTTTATGTAGTTGGTGCTAGACCTGGTGTTGGTAAAACACTATTTGCATCTTCTATCACAAGAGATTTGCAAAGACTTAATCCAGAGCAAGATTTCTCAGTATTACATTTTCAATTTGAGATGCTTGGTAGAAACATGGCAATTAGAGAATTATCAAATGCCTCTAATCTAAATGTTAGGTACATTCAGTCTGCACAAGATGATGGATTGCCAGCACTATCAGAAACTGATTTCAAAAAACTTGCAGAGTATGCAAGTAAGCAAACAGATAGACAAGAGTATGTAGTTGATACTGCTACTAATGTTGCTCAAATGCAAGAAATTATTGAGAAGTTTTATCATGAAACCAAAAAACCATTCATTGTAACATTGGATCATACCCTTTTGATAAAGCAAGGTGCTTCTGAAACAAACAAGCAACAGACTTTAGAAAAGTTGGCTACTATGATGACAATGATTAAGAATAGGTATCCTGTTATTTTTATTGTACTGACACAGTTAAACCGTGACATTGACAATGCTGAACGTCAAATTCCTGGAAAGTTATCTAACTATCCTACAGAAGCTGATGTGTTTGGTAGTGACTCTTTGTTACAATGTGCGGATGTAATGATTGCAATGAATAGACCTGCAAAGTATAATATTAGTTTGTATGGTCCTAATCAGTATATCATTGAACCATCTATGGAAAATTACCTTGCACTTCATGTGTTGAAGAATCGTTTTGGTGATGTAAGTGTACAATGGTATTATGCTAACTACAAAATAATGGGACTGGAAGAAGTTCCAGCACCTAGAATGAAACCAAAGAAAACATCTTAATAATTAAAAACGCAAACGCAAATGAGTAACGCAACAGACAAACCCAAAAAGCACATCTCTGAGATCACTGCTGAGTACAAGCCTTTCTGGCAACCACTTTTTAAAGACTTAGGAATTGACAATCCAACATTTGGAGCTAAGCTTTGCTATATGGGCAAAGAATTCAGCAACGATGGCACACGTGAAGCATGTGTTAGATTTTTTCCTAGTGAACTTAATAGTGGCAATGACTATTACACTGAACTATTTGACTGGGATCAGTATTATTTTACCCCTAATCATAGGACTTTGTACAAACTTCCTCACAATCCTCATTGGAAAAGTGAACCTGAGAAGTATGTAGAAGTTCCATCTGACAAACTACCTACATCAACTTTTGCTGTTAGGTTGAGTGATCTTGAGATTGTAAACAAAAGTGATATTACAGCTATTATTCCAACAGTTCATAAAGAAGCTGCTCCTGGAATGTTTAAGTCTTCCAATAACACTTTGTTTGACAACTTAGAAGATCCATTTAATGAACAGTCTTTTGACGAGGCTTTTGCAGAAAAAGAAGACAACCACTATACATCATTGACAATACGTGATTTGTATTGCATGATACAAAATGTGCCAATGTCTAACAAAAAATGGTTAAATCAATTAATTTCTAAAAACAAGTAAACAAATGGCAGAATCAACTGAATTTGTCCTTCCCACAAAAATTGTGAAGGCAACAACAAAGAGTCCAAAGAACATGATTATCTTCAGTAAGCCTAAAGTTGGAAAAACAACTTTGCTGGCCCAACTTGATAACTGTTTGATCATTGACTTGGAGAGTGGTACTGACTATGTAGATGCTTTGAAGGTTAAGGCAAACAGCGTTGCTGATATTGCTAAGATTGGTAAAGCAATTACAGATGCAGGAAAACCCTACAAGTACATTGCTGTAGATACAATTACAGCATTAGAAGAAATGTGTATTCCATACGCAGAAGAGCTTTATTCTAAAAGTGCAATGGGTAAATCTTGGTTTACCAAAGGCAAAGCAGAATATGGTTCTATCCTGAACATGGCTAATGGTGCTGGTTATCCTTGGTTACGTCAAGCATTTGAGAAAATTGTTGACTACATCAAGACGCTTGCTCCACATGTTATTCTTGTGGGACACATTAAAGATACACTTCTTGAGAAGAATGGTGCAGAATTCAATGCTTTGGATCTTGACTTGACTGGTAAGTTGAAGCGTATCACAACTTCTAACTCTGATGCTATTGGATATTTGTATCGCAAAGGAAATCAGAATATTTTGAGTTTCAAAACTACTGATGAGATTGCTTGTGGTGCACGTCCAGAGCATTTAAGAAATGCAGAGATTGTAGTTTCTCAAGTGAACGAAGATGGTTCTGTCACAACCTCATGGGACAAAGTATTCATTGACTAATTAATTAAATAAGTAAAACAATTAAAATCAAACAAATATGTTTAAATCTAGTAATTTTAACCCAAATGCAGGTGCTAATGCACCAAAAATCCTTACTCCAGGAACACACGTATGTCGTATTGTAGACATCAAACTTGACATGCCTCCTTACAAAAAAGATGCATACTTCGTAGTTGTAACACTTGAAGGTCCAGAGCGTCCTGATTTTGTTGGACTACCTATTGACAAGATGAATCCTGCTTTAGGAAACTACAAAGGACAGATTGGTAATGTACGCAATGGACGTTATCCTTTTAGTGACTACACTTACAATGGCACAGAAATCAAGCGTGATGAGCAAATCTTCCGTTGGATTAACAACTTGGCTAAACAACTTAATTTGTTCAATGCAATGAATGCTGGTGACGGTATCTCTGCTTCTACAATTGAAGAGTATGTTGATGCTGTACGTAGTTTTATTGTAAAGAATAGTCCTTTTGCTAGCTTTACCATTGGTGGTCAAGAGTACTTTACTGAGGGTTATGACAAAGCTAACTACCGTTTATTCTTCCCTAAACAAGAAGGTGCTAATTTCCCTTACTCTGTATTGGAAGACGCTGAAGGTAACATGGTAAACTTCATTCAGTTTGATGCTGCTAAACACATCATTGTAAAAACTGAAGAAGCAGCTGCTCCAGTTACTGAGTTTGGTGGACAATCTGCAAATGACATGTTTGCTGTTAGTGGTACAATGCCAACTACTGCATTTCCTGAAGTGCAAGCAACAAACAATATCCCTGAAGGATTGAATCTGTAATTTCTGTTCATAATAATTAAGGGGGAGGATTATATTCTCCCCTTTTTTTATACTTTTGCAAACTATGTTTTCATCTAAGCACCATATAACAGATATCAATACTATACCATCTGCTTGGATATTTGAAAACTATCTTGGTTTACCAGAGAAATTAACAGGACAAAGTGTTAGAATCAATAGTCTTTTCAATTTAAATGACAAGACTCCATCAATGTACATATACTACAATGTTGAACACAAAGTATATAAGTACAAGTGCTTTTCTACAGGAAAAGGTGGTGGTGCAATTGATTTGATGATGCACATGTGGGACCTGAATTTTGCTGATGCTTCTCACAGAGTGATTAAAGATTATGTAGACTATCTTAAGACAGGTAGGATATGTGAAACAAGTATCACTCAACATTCAAAGTGGAAAGTAGACAAGTGGCAAACCAGGGGCTGGAATGAAAATGACGCCAAGTTTTGGTCAGCTTATAACATATCAAGTAAGATTCTAAACAATTACAATGTAATTCCTTTAGACAGATATGTAATGCAGAAAGTATTGAATGACAAAGAGATAGAAGATGAATTCACAGTAGTAAGTAAACATGTTTATGGTTATTTCACGCGTGATGGTATCCTCTATAAGATCTATCAGCCAATGAATAGAGAACGCAAGTTTATTAAGATTTGTGATTATATTCAAGGTTATGATCAGTTAGAGAAGAAACCAATTATTGTAATTGCTTCTTCACTAAAAGATTGCATGGCAATCAAGAGTATGGGCTTAAACATTGACGTTATAGCACCAGACAGTGAGAACAGCATGCTACATCCAGATGTAATCTTTGAACTCAAAGAAGACTATGAATCAGTAGTAACTGTTTTTGACAGCGATGACGCAGGAATAAAAGCAATGAAAGCTTATGAAGAAAAGTATAAGCTACCATTTTGTTACTTACCACTAGAGAAAGACATTGCTGACATTGTCAAGATTCATGGTGTAAAGAAAGCAATCTATGAGTTTGTTCCTAAGCTTGATAATGCCTGTGACAAATATGCAAAATTGCATTTAGATAATGATTAATTTCATTATTTTTGTAGAACTTAACATTTTATTTTATGACAAACTGGTATTACCCTTCAATTAAGAAGAAGGTATTAAAGGTTGAAGATATCCCCAATCATGAGGAAGTCATAGGCTTTATATACAGAATAACCAACTTAAAAACTGGTAAGTTTTACATTGGCCAAAAAAGTCTTTACCATAAACGTAAGACTAGAATCTCCAAAAAGGAGAAGACACAAACAGGTACTAGAAAAATATTCAAGCAAACAGTCAAAGAATCTGATTGGATGACCTACTATGGTTCATCTGTAGATTTAAAAGAAGATGTGGCTAGAATGGGACCTGAAAATTTCAAAAGAGAAATCTTGGAAGTATGTTGTACTAAAAAGTATTTAAACTATTGTGAACTTTCACATCAAGTAAAAAATGATGTGCTAAAAGCAAACACATATAATGGTAATATTTTAGGTAGATACTTTGCAAGAGATATGGAAAATTGTAAATGTTAAAAAAATGGCAGTAGCTAGATTTACCACAGATGTTGCATTCGCAGAACGTATGCAAAAAGAAGAAGAGTTCTTTTCAAAGCCCTTCTTATTATCCTATTCAGGACTTAACAAATTATTGTTTAGCCCTGCTTTATTTTACAGTCACTATGTTTTAGGTCAGAGAGAAGATACTGAAGACAAAAACATGGTAGAAGGTAAACTTATCCATTGTCTATTACTCAAACCTGAATCATTTAATGATGAGTTTGTTTTAAGTGCAGTAAATATTCCTAGTGATAATCCTAAAAAGTTATTACAAACGTTGTTTGCTCACCACAAAGAATTGAAAAGTTCTGGTGATACAAGAGAAGAATTGCATGAGTATAATGATGCAATAATTGACATTCTCACAGACATGAATTTGTATCAATCTCTGAAGACTGATGCGCAACGCCTTGACAAAATTATTACTGAAGATCATGTTGCCTATTGGGAATACATGAAGAAAGCTGAAGGACGCACAGTAATTGATCATGATACACATGCTTTTGCAACTTCTGTAGTTGATAAAATCAAAAGCAAACCAAATGTCATGGACGTTATGGGTTTCTTTGGTGACAGCTTCAATGGTGTTACAAAACAAAATGAGATTGAACTTGCTATGTTTGATGAAAACTTCTTGTTTGGTCTTAGAGGTTTTGTTGACAATTTAGTATTTGATAGTAGTGCAAAAGAAATTAGAGTTAATGACTTGAAAAAAACTTCTAAAGACATTGGTTCTTTTACTGATAGCATTGAGTACTATCGTTACTGGATGCAAGCTGCTATGTACTACAAGATGGTAGAGTATGTTTACTTGAGTAAACCTGAGTATGCTGACTACAAGATATCATTCAGATTTGTAGTTGTAGATCCTTACATGCAGATAGCACCAATTAGAGTTTCAGATGAGACCATGAAAGAATGGTTAGTTAAAACAGATGAGATGTTACAAAGAGCTAATTTTCATTTTGAAAATAAATCCTTTGAACTTCCATATGAATTTTTAGTGAATGGCGAAATAGTATTATGATATCACAGATATACAGCAAGTATTTCCAAAAGTCTATGACTTTCTTGTATCCACTATTAGGATTCAAAAAAGACAAGCATCCGCGTCCTCTCCAGACATACGTGTCTTGGAGTGGGACTGCGTATGATGCATCTTCAAGAAAACTAATCTGTGTATATGAGATAAAAAATACTGAAGATTGGAAAGTATTTGAAAGAGAGTACTTAATCACACACAAAATGTTAGACATGTGTGTGCCTCTTGACAATAACAAGATTGTATATATCTTTGATTTCAACTCCATGGCAAGTGATTATGATGCATTCCTGAATGGAAAGTACTCTGAACTTTCTTCTTTTGTAAAGAAGACACTTACTGACTATTATGGAGTACATACCCCTGAGTGGGTTTACATTGAATCTTTTTTATTCCCTGCAAAGTATTTCAAACAGTATTCTCAAATACTTGATGTGGAAGAAGATTTTTTAAGAAGTGTTGGCGAGTTATGCGATCACTATGACAAGAAGAAAGAAACCTTCACACAGAAATGTCCTGAAGGTGTAGAATGGATTAATTAACAACTTAAATTTTTAATAAAAACCAAATGCAAAAAGAAACCAAATGTATGTTTGTGTACAGCACAGACTGGTATGGACGTAAGAGCTTCCGTATGTTGCCTATGTCCAGTGAATGTCCATTCAATGAGGTAATCTATGATCCAAACACACGAGTGTTAGCTGTGATTAGTAAAGACAAAAAAGACAAACCTCAAATGTTACCTAAGTTATCAGACAAAGGTCAAGT